TAAGAAGATGAGCCGCTGTACTTCCGATTGCCCCCAGTAGTAATCGTATTGGGGATTGGGGCATATTTGGATAAACGGCAGCTCACCTTTGAGGAAGAGTGATGCGCCCGGACGGTCATAGATGAATATGTCGGGGTCAGCCATCGTCACGCATTGATAGTCTTGCGTGTCATCGTTCCAAACCCACAGCTCGTACATCTTGACGGTTTCTTCGGCAACGCGAGGCTTGTAGCGGTTCATACCGTACAAGTCGAGGTTGACCGTTCCGTACAAGGTCGGGTTGGTTTGGCTCATCACAATACGGTCAATACCTTCGGGGATGTCCTCCGACTTTGAGGTATAGCTCGTTGTGATTCTCTTCACAATAGATTCGCGCTTGGGGTGACTGTACAAGCGGTTGTATAGCTCGGACTTCGTGATGTAGTACGTTTGTACGACCGCTTCTTGACGGTCAGTGTATGGCGTATCTTCACGCAACACACCCATCGAACCCGGCTCCACCATGTAGGGATGGATGCCGTTATTTATCACGAGCTTTACAAATGTCGTGTTAAAGCATAAGGCCCAAGTGAGTGCTGTCGAGAACACTTGGTCAGCATTGCTGTTTAACCACTCATCGTTTAGTGCTTGCGTCAAACGTGGCACCTTCACTTGTTCCATGTTTGGAACAGCGGCACCAACGTTGATTGAGAAGCGTGTCGTTTCTGCTGAGTAGAGGAACGACGTTAGCTGGTCGATGTGTGGATAAATCTTATTAAAGATTGTTGGTGATTCTTCAGGACCAGCACCAAACAGATACCACGAACGCAATGATGAGTAATCGCCTTTACGTTCAGACAAAGAGACCATACATTTTTCAATGAGGTCTTTGTAGAAGTATTCACGTTCTACATCTTTTGTCGGTATTCTCATTTCTTGATGCTCAAGTTTTCGTGGTCAGCTTGATAGCTTGCAGCACGAGGGCCAGTGAGGTTGCCGGTATCTTTTGGATTGATGCCGACTGATTCATCGGCAACTGGGCGAATAGCGCGACCTGATAGAACGGATTGCATATTTAGTCCTTTGAACCCGCCGCCCCAGATGGCCGCATCGCCCGGACGCGGCTCTTTTTTCTGTATAGGTTGGCTTTGCGCTTGTATGTCTTTGCTGGCATTTTTTCTCGTGTAGTACCCTGCTTGGTTTTCACCTTCTCTAGTTGACTTGACGTTCGACATTCCAAAGTCAATTGCGAGTTGTTTAACGCGTTTGTCGCTTTTTTTCGTTGAGTCTGAAACCAATCCCGGAGCTTGCAAAAACACTGCGAGAACTTCTGCACTACAACCCTCAACCCGACAATGTGGTTCGTATGATTCAAAGTATCCGTGTTCAGGGCATTTATAATCTTTAAGTACGGGCATTATTTATTCCTTTCCTAATTGCTCGTCAAGTGTTGTGTGTGAGTAATCTGCTTTATTTCTTATACCTACTCTAATCTTTATCTCACCATTAACCATGTGTAACCCCGTTGTTCTAACTAATCGTGGTTGGGGTTCTTTTCTATATTCCACGAATCTTGAAGTGTCTCTGTTCTGCATGATTTTGACTTCGCCGTTTAGCCAAGCGGTGTAGCCTTTAGAGACACGAATCTGCACATACTCAGACAGTGGCGCAGTCCTGTAGAGGAAAACATCTTGCATCTGAGTCTGTGAAATGCCGCACAGCTCAGAGAACAGTTTGGTGCTAATGCCACGGTTCTTATCTTTTAAGAACCTGTGGATGATTCTCATTAGCTCTCGTCTAGGAAGGGTTCGGGCCACCATAAACGCCAATCCTCTTTAGGTAATCACTGACCGTGCGATTCATTGCAACTTCTTCGGGAGTCTGGTCCTCTTGCTTACGAGACACATCCCGTGTGATTCTTTGTTGAATCAATCGTGGCTGAAGCTGCTCAGCAAAGGCTGCGGCTGCTAGGGCGCTAGCCATTACGCGGTCATCTTTGTTTCGACCGGAAGCCTCAATGCTGCCACCATCACGCACAATGGTTTTCATTTCCTCAAGCGTATCCATGTCGTACACAGCCATCATGCCTCGCTCAAAGTAATCCTTCATGTAGCTGAGCATCCGTTCCTTAGTTGCTGCTGTCGTTAGCCAGCCGATGCTGTTACTCGGACCACCCATCGTATCGTTGCGCCGCCAGATGTAATTGCTCATTGAGCCGTACACATCCATCAGTTGCCGCCCCATGTTGCCAGCCATCGCAGAAGCCTGACGCTTCAAATTCTTTAGCTCGTTAATCACAGCTTGACCCGGACCATTGACTTCAAGGTTCAGTGTGCTGTTCTTATAGGCACCGGCAAGGTGAGCAATGACCCAAGCAAACTGATAGGTGTTCATCTCGCTTGTCGCAAACGCTGCAACTTGCTCCATCCCATCTGCATAGCAGCGATACACCTGAATACAGAATCTATCTGCCCAATCAGATGAGCCGTAGGCTGGGTCAGCCCCGATGACATAGAAGGCTGTGTCAATCGGTTCCTCCCACACCTTGAGCGTTGCTAGACGTTCATTTGACTTCACTACATTGGTGTCTTGAAAGTTAGCACCAAACACATAGCGATAAGAATCATAGCTAATGCGCTTTGCAATCTTAGCTGCATCTGTACAGCGGGCTGTGGAGAAGAATGACGTACCCGTCATCACGAAGGCATAGTCCTCTGTGGGCGGGAACTCTTGCATCATCAGGCTTTCATCCTTGATGCCCTCTAACATCTTCCATCGCCACCAAGCCATCTGACGAGAATTAATCTCTACGTCGTAGAGCTTCTTAATATCTTTCGTCCATTCCTTTTCTTCTGGCGTGAGCTTGCCATCCCAATAGACTTTGTACACATCAGAATTGGGGTCAGCAGAGTAGAACTCATTACGCCACCAACCACAGAAGATGGCACGTTGTGACCTTGCACGCTTTGCAGTCACATACATCTCATGGAACATATTGAAGCCACGCGCAGTAGACTCAAAGATGTACAGACGATTTGGATTCGTCTCAGCAAGAGACGCTAACAAGGACGCTAAGCCCTCCTCGTCACCCCAAGAAGACGCTTCAGTACCGTGGAGGAATGTAATGCCTTTGCCTCGTCCGAGGGAGCCTTTGGCGCGAGTACCTGCAACCTGATAGAAGATACGGCTACGGTTTTTAAGAGCAAGGCTATTTCTGTTGTGGGCAAGCATTGGAATCTTGTATTCCTTTGGCAAGCCATCCATGTAGGCAGCCAATGTCCCACGGAACATATCTCTGTTTTCTTCAGTATCTGTAACCAGCGTGCCACCAAGACCGGGGTTCTTAAAGTGCCAGTACAGGTCTAAGGCCAGACTGATTGTGGTGATACCTAACTGTCGGCCTTTCAGGATGACAAAGAAATGCACCCCTTCTTCTAATCCCTTTGCAATCTCACCCATCACATAGGTCTGGGTGCCGAGCAGGTTGTCTAGGTTTCTCAACCCCTCTTCTTTGGTTTCAATCTTGAGGTTAGAGCAGAACTGGTAAAACTGTTTGAGATTGAATTTCATGCCCAAGGCATCCCATTGGGGTACTTCTCACGCATTAATTGGTTGCCACGCTCAAAGAACGCAAGGTTCGATGACCCATCGTTGCCACCCAATCTAAAGCAATGCGTGTGTTTTTTAGACCCCTTAAACTTAGGATATACCTGCTTGGCAAGGTTGTAGAAGGTTCTATCAGGTCCATAACCACCTACGTTGTAGGCGGTTACTGCAAGGCCACTAAAGAGCTTTGTACGCATGGCTATCGAGCCTGTCGGCGCAAATGTCTCACCCGTATTCCACGCAGGATGCTCCTCACCCAAACACTCACAGATGTCATCTAACAAGAATGAGCCATCTTTGTCATACACAGACATGAGGCTATAGGCCCAATCATGCCCATCCTCAATGATGCTCATCAGTGACGCTACATGGTCAGGCTTAAACCAATCATCATCCTGAAGAACAAAGGTCACATCCTCATTAATTAGGCTCGGCATGGCTGCAATCAGCCTACGACCTTCCCAGCCCACACCCCCAATCTTGGTTGGCCAGTAACAGAAGTGCGTGTTGTTGCCCTTCAGATAAGTCTTGATGAACTCAAACTCATCTTCGCCCATCACGGCATCCGTCACCACATAGGTTGTCACCGGATACGTCTGGCTCCACAAGCTCTGCAAAGCATACGTCAA